CTATTATCTAACTAGTGGGTTTTATGGTCAGTATGTAGATATTGAGGGTGTCTATAGAAACGAATATGATCTAATTAAAAGATATAGAGAAATGTCACTTCACCCAGAGTGTGATAGTGCCATTGAAAATGTTGTGAATGAAGCAATTGTAAGTGACCTAAATGATTCTCCTGTAGAGATAGAACTTAGTAATTTAAATGCCAGTGATGGATTAAAAAAAGTTATTAGAGATGAGTTTAAATATATCAAAGACCTCATGGACTTTGATAAAAAAGCACATGAAATTTTTAAGAATTGGTATATTGATGGAAGAATTTTATACCACAAAGTCATAGATCTTAAGCATCCTGAAGAAGGTATTCAGGACATTAGATTTATGGATGCACTCAAAACAAGATTTATGAGAGTGCAAAAGAAAGACGAAGATAGTAAAGTAAATTTAGGTTCTAATTATTTAAATAATTTAGATCCAAATAATCCAACATCATTCAAAGAACCTGAGATTGATGAGTATTTTATTTTCTATCCACAAGGTCATATTCAGAAAATAGGATCAACTAATAGGGGAATTAAGATTGCAAAGGATGCAGTTACCTTTGTAACCTCAGGTCTTGTTGATAGAAATAGACAACTTACACTGTCATATTTACATAAAGCAATCAAAGCACTCAATCAATTAAGAATGATTGAGGATGCTTTGGTTATCTATAGATTGTCAAGAGCACCAGAACGTAGGATTTTCTATATTGATGTTGGCAATCTTCCTAAGATTAAAGCAGAGCAATATCTTAGAGATGTGATGAACAGGTATAGAAATAAACTTGTTTATGATGCATCTACAGGAGAAATGCGTGATGATAAAAAGTTTATGAGTATGATGGAAGACTTCTGGCTTCCAAGAAGAGAAGGTGGTAGAGGAACAGAAATTACTACTCTTCCTGGTGGACAAAATCTTGGAGAATTAACTGATGTCCAATATTTCCAAAAAAAATTATTCAGGGCATTAAATGTTCCAGAATCAAGAACTGCTTCTGATGGTGGATTTAATTTAGGACGTTCATCTGAAATTCTTAGAGATGAATTGATGTTTGGTAAGTTTGTTGGAAGGTTGAGAAAAAGATTTAGCAATGTTTTTCATGACATGCTAAAAACTCAACTGATCCTTAAAAATATTATCACCCCAGAAGATTGGGAAAAAATGAGTGATCATATTCAATATGATTATCTTTATGATGGACATTTCTCAGAACTTAAAGATACTGAGTTAATGAATGAAAGATTAAATCTGATGGTTGCCATTGAACCTTATATTGGAACTTACTATTCAAGAGATTATGTAAGAAGAAAAATCCTAAGACAAACAGATCAAGAAATTGTGGATGAAGATAAACTGATTCAAAAAGAAATTAAAGATGGCGTATATCCTGATCCAAAACTAATGCCCCCAGTTGGTCCAGATGGGATGCCTCTAGAACCAATGGCAGCAGGAAATCAAACCATAGGTGCCAATCCCAAAGAACCTGATATTAAGGGTGCCACATCAGCAACCACAATAAATGCCAAGGCTGCTGAAATATAAATACTTTTATACTGTTTTGACTTTATATGGAATCTAGTAATGACTTAATGGATTTGGTCCTATCAAATGGATCACCTGAAGAAATCTCAGACAAAATCAAAGAGATTCTTTATACCAAATCATCATCAAGAATTGATGAAATTACCCCAGTTATTTCCCAATCAATGTTTGGTTCAGAGGAAGAGTAATGGCTTTAAAAATTGTCCAAAATATTACATCAGTAATTCCACCAAATAATGGAATTGCTACTAGTGGTGTAATTAATCTTCAAACTGGTTATTTGAGATTAACTGCTTCTGGTTCTGGATGTCATATTGCAATTAAAGATGGAAATAATGTTGCTGGGGCAAGTAGTGAATCATCTTTCCTAATTCCAGAAAACACCAGTGAAATTATTAAAGAAAGAGTTGCAAGACAAAAAATTTCAGGAATTACTACAGGAACAAATACAGTCATTACATTTGGTGAAAATTTTGGAAACCCATTTTCTGTAAATGATCATGTAAGTATTCTTGGATCACAGCATACTGGAATCAATACTTCATTTGCTCAAGTTCTTTCCAAGACAGAATCTTCAATTACTCTTGATTTCAATAGCACTGCAGTTGGTGGTGCACTAACTGTAACAAATGCTATTGTTTCGAGATGCGTTAAAGTTGAAGTATTCCCAGAAGCAAGTAATGCACATCTTGATATTGCAGAAGTTCAAATAGCATCTCAGGCATAATCTAATGAAACTTATCACAGAAGAAATAGAATCAGTAGAAATTATTACTGAAGAAAGAAATGGAAAACAGACCCTGTATATTCAGGGACCATTTTTACAAGCAGAAATTACCAATAGGAATGGCAGATGCTATCCAATGTCTATTCTAGAAAGAGAAGTTTCTAGGTATCATACTAGTTTTATTGAAAGTGGTAGAGCATTAGGTGAACTTGGACACCCTGACGGTCCAACAGTAAACTTAGATCGTGTTTCTCACATGATCACAAGTTTGAAAAGGGAAGGAAATAATTTCATTGGGAAAGCAAAACTTCTTGACACTCCAATGGGGAATATTGCCAAGTCACTTCTTGGTGAAGGTGTAAAACTTGGTGTTTCTTCAAGAGGTATTGGTTCTATAGTTGAAAAAAATGGCGTTAAGTATGTCAGTGATGACTTTATGCTTGCCACTGCTGCTGATATTGTAGCAGATCCTTCTGCACCAGATGCTTTTGTTGAAGGTATCATGGAAGGTAAAGAGTGGGTTTGGGATGGTGGAATTCTTAAAGAAATGAATGCCGCAGAGTCAAGACAAAAAATTGAACGTCTTGCACATCAAAAAAAATTAACTGAGCAAACTAAACTAAAAGTGTTTGCAGATTATCTCTTAAATCTATAAATTATAAATAAATATAAGAATAAAAAAGATTTTATTCGGAGTATACAAATGAGTGTCGGTAACGATTTACAAGAAATGGAAGTATCTACTAAAAAATCTGTCACTGCTGTAAACAAAAACGCTAAACCTGCAGAAGGTATGCCCAAGGCAAACATTCCAGGTGAAGGTTTAAATTCTTCAGTGGAAGATCTTGGAGGACCAACTCCTACCAATTCAAGACCAGATGATGAGTCTAATAAACTCAAAACTCCTGGCAGAACTCTATCCAAAGTTTCCAATGTGGTAAACAAAGGTGCTAAGGCTCCTGATCCAATGCCACATGCTAATAAGTCAGCAATGTCTTATGAGGAGACTGAAACTGAGGATGAGGATCTGGTTGTAGAGGAAGAAGAAGTATTGGAAGATCAAGAATTAGTTTCTGAAGAAGAAACTGAAGAAGAGATTCCTTCTCTCCAAGAAAGACTAGATCAAATTGTTGGTGAACCTGTAGATTACTCAGAAGACATTTCTGCCCTTATGGGTCAAGAAGATCTTTCTGAGGAAACTCTATCAAAAGCAGCAACAATTTTTGAGGCTGCTGTTAAATCAAAGGTCATTTCTGTAATGGAATCTCTTCAAGAAGAGTATGAAAGAACCCTTGTAGAAGAAGTTACCGCAATCAAAGAAGAATTAACTGCAAGAGTTGATTCTTATCTTGAGTATGTTTCAGAAGAGTGGCTCACTGAGAATGCTCTTCAAGTAGAAACAGGAATCAAATCAGAACTATCAGAATCCTTTATGCAAGGTCTCAAGGGACTTTTTGAAGAACATTATGTAGAAATCCCTGAAGATAGATATGATGTTCTAGAAGGTATGGTAGAAAGACTTGATGAAATGGAGGAAAAACTCAACGAACAAATCGAAAGAAATGTTCAGTTAAATCAAAGGCTTAGTGAGGCTGTAAGTGATACAATCCTAAACGATGTTTCTGAAGGGTTAGCTTTAACTCAGAAGGAAAAACTTGCAAGTCTTGCTGAAGGTGTTGAGTTTGAAAGTGAAACAGACTATAGAGGCAAACTGGAGGCTCTTAAAGAGTCATACTTTAACAAAGTTCTAGTTTCTTCAAATAGAGAGGAAGTGTTGACTGAAGGAGTAAATGAGGATTATGGTCCTCAAATGAATGCTTACCTCAGAGCACTAGGTAAATTCTCTAAGTGAAAACAACCTAAATTATAAATATTCGTAGTTAAAAACACACTTTAACAAGACAAACCAAGGAGAAAAAGCAAATGTTCCTTTCAGAACAATTGCAGAACAAGTGGTCCCCTCTTCTTCAAGCAGAAGGTCTTGATCCAATCAAAGACCCTTATAAGAAAGCAGTTACCGCAGTTCTGTTAGAAAACCAAGAAAGATTTTTAAGAGAGGAAAGAGGTTTCCTTTCTGAGGCTGCACCTAACATTAATAGTGATCCATCTGGAACTGGCAATGCTGGTTTCTCTGGTGCTGGTGCTTCCCCTGTAGCAGGTTTTGATCCTGTTCTGATTTCATTGATCAGAAGATCAATGCCTAACCTTGTTGCATATGATCTGGCTGGTGTTCAGCCAATGAATGGTCCTACTGGACTGATCTTTGCAATGAGAAGCAAGTATGTCAACCAGAATGGTACTGAAGCTCTGTTTGAAGAGCCAGATACTGCATACTCTGGACAAGATGATGGTTACAACACCACAACTGGTGATTACACTGGTGGTTCAGATGATGGTGCTGGTGTTGGTTTTGGTACAACTGGTTTCGTAGGAACTGGTGCACTTGCTGGTCAAAAGACTGATTATGCTTTCAACCCCGCTGCCCTGAATGCTTCAGGTGCTACTGGTAGAGAGTATAGAGTTGGTCAAGCAATGAGAACCCAAGATGCTGAAGCACTTGGAGGAGCTGCTGGTGATCAGTTCAACCAGATGGCATTCAGCATTGAGAAGATCTCTGTTACTGCAAAGTCCAGAGCACTCAAGGCTGAGTACACCCTAGAACTAGCACAAGACCTCAAGG